GTGGCGAAGTCGAGGGGACCGGGAGCAAGGTCGCAAGCTTAGCTGACAAGGCGAGGACGATGATCAAAGCGTTCATGGCTGCCTATGCGGTCAAGGAGATCGTCAAACTCGGCAAGGCTGCGCTTGATGCTTATGCACAGTTCGAACAGCTTGAAGGTGGTGTAAAGAAGCTCTTCGGAGAAGAGGCATCGAAGGATGTCATGAAGTATGCCGAGAGAGCTTATCAGACCGCAGGCATGTCAGCGAACCAGTACATGGATCAGGTCACAAGCTTCTCGGCATCACTCATAAGCTCGCTTGACGGTGACACCAAGAAGGCTGCATCTGTTGCCGACATGGCGATACAGGACATGTCCGACAACGCCAATGTCTTCGGCACTGACATGACAAGCATCCAGAACGCTTATCAGGGCTTTGCCAAGCAGAACTATACCATGCTCGACAACCTCAAGCTCGGCTTTGCCGGCTCGAAGGAAGGTATGCAGCAACTCCTTGATAAAGCCGAGGAGATAACGGGCAAGAAGTACGACATCTCGAATCTGAGCGATGTATACGAAGCTATCCATGAAGTGCAGAACGAGATGAACATCACCGGCACTACATCGAGAGAGGCAGCGTCCACCATTGAAGGCTCGACCAACATGATGAAAGCCTCGTGGGAGAACATGCTGACAGCGATGGGCAGAGGTGAGGGTGTTGAGAAGGCAATGAACCAGTTCCTGGAGAGCATCGGAACGGTCGCCAAGAATGTCGGCCCTGTCGCAGTGCGGATCGTGGTATCACTCGCAAAGGCACTCGTTGAAGGCATCCCGAAGGCTGTTGGAATGCTCGGCACCTTCATGTCACAGCTTGCTGACAATATCGGAAATGACAGCGGTGGCAAGATGGGGACGGCTGCGGGCAAACTTGTGACCAAGCTAGTGCAGGGCCTCATCCAGAACGTGCCGACACTTGTGGTCGGTGCTCTGAAGCTTGTCCTTGCACTTGCACAGGCTTTGCTTCAGGCGGGCCCTGCGTTCATACAGGCGGGCCTTCAGGCGATGCAGAGCTTCATCTCCGGCTTCCTGCAGGCACATCCTCAGATAGTGTCTGCGGTCGAGACGATTGGCAAGGTGTTCAAGAAGGTCATGGCTCCGGTCAAGAAGATAATCGACACTGTGACAAAGGCATGGAAGACACTGATGGGGCAGAAGGCTACGAAGAAGTTCTCTGTCAGTGCACCATTCAGCACTGCCATCTCGTCCATCAAGGATGTCTACAACAAGTGGAAGGATGTACTCGGACAGAAGGCTTCAAAGACCTTCAGCATCGTCAAGAGCGGTTTCAGTTCTGCGCTTGAGAGCATGAAGTCCATTTACAACAAGTGGAAAGACATCCTGGCACAGAAGGCTACGAAGTTCTTCAGTATCGTCTCAAGCGGAAGCGTTCCGAGTGGCCCGAAGAAGCGTATCGGTCTTCGTGAAGTACCGTATGACGGATACCAGGCTACACTGCACAAGGGCGAGACCGTCCTGACTGCAGCGGAGACCAACCGCTACAAGGAGCTTCTGAACGCAGGAGAAAAGAGGTCCGTGACTGGTGGCAACATCACACTGAATGTCTACGGCTCAGACAACATGAGCGTGCAGGATCTCGCTGCTGCCGTTGAGCGCAGACTGATACAGGCACAGAAAAAAAGGAGGCTTGCATGGCAATAGCAGCATTACCAACTGTTTTTAAATCATTCACCTTCGGCGGAGAGTCATCCGCCGACTACGGTGTGCAGATCCTCGGTGAAGGCGTATTCAATGCCCCTGAGAGGGCCGTTGAACTGGTCAGCGTTCCGGGCAGAAATGGATCCATCGCAATTGACCAGGGCTACTGGGAGAACATCGAGGTGACCTATCCTGCAGTTCTGATCGCACGCAATCCTGAAGAGTTTGCGACAGCAATGGCAAACTTCAGGAACATGCTGTGTTCGAAGAGAGGGTACTGCCGGCTGTCGGATGACTATCACCCTGGCGAGTATCGTATGGCTATGTTCAACAACGATATCGAGGTCGATGAGAAGGTCCTTAGGGGCGGAGAATTCGACATCACATTCAATTGTAAACCTCAGCGCTGGTTAACGTCGGGCGAGGTACCCGTGACAATCGGCGAGTGGGGTGCTACGAAAGATGCGAGTGGCGAGATGGTCACGATAGAGAGCAAGGGAGGAGAGGCTGCGAAGAGCCTTGAAGTCTCCCTTGAGCCAATCCAAGCGGGGAGCGGTGACCCGAGTCCCGACAATGTAAGACCTATCAGCGGAAGAACATCCGTTGAGACTACAAGGACGGGAAAGAATCTGCTGACATATACGGAAATGCATCGCACTATAAGCGGAGTGTCAATAGACATTTCAGCGGATGGGGTTCTTCACGCTTACGGCACGGCAACAGCGGGGCTTTGGGTCGCTGTTGGCGAATTTGAAGCAAAGGGTGGCAAGACATACTTTTACGGCAATCTGCCGAGGGGTATGAGTACCACAACGTATTTTGTGACACGCTACGGGTCAACGGGGAACACTTATGAGGATAGCGAGTATACGTTTGCGAATGACACCAACGCAGTACCAAGATTTTATGTGCGAAAAGATGTGACATTAGATGTGACATTCAAATTGGTGGTAGCAGACGCAGACACGGCTCAAACCTACACCACAAGTTTAGGCAGAACAGTGTACGGCGGTACATTGGATGTTGTGAGCGGGGTGCTTACTGTGGACAGGGCGATGGTGGATTTAACGCAAGGCATGAGCGGTGGCACAATCAGCGGTAATTACTTGTATTACAAACAAGTCTCAGACGCTAAAACTGTTCCAAACTCGCAGATTGCAAATGTTATTAGTGAAGCGTATGAGCCTATTCGGTACAACGGTGTCGCAACTTCCATAGGCACAATCGCAATTAGGGATAACAAGTATTTATATGTGAACACAGGCGGTCAAGACACATTACCAACAGGAAATGCTGTCTACGAACTTGCCACACCACAAACATATCAGCTGACACCACAGCAGGTCACTCTGTTGGTTGGCGAAAACCATCTGTGGTCGGACGGAGCAATCACGATGCAGTACGGAGACGACCCGAACTCGATGTGGAATCCGACTCAGTACGATGCGGGACCGATCGTGAGCGCTGAGGGGTACGGTGTTATCCGTTTCAATGGCTATGAGATAGACCTCGAAGATATGTCATTCGGAGACATTCTGCTCCACAACGTATATCAGAGCCATAACGCAACGCAAAAGCTGACAATTCCGTTCGACAGAGGTTTCTACAGAGCGGGAAACGCTATAAAAATATATGGGCTGAAGATACGGTCGACAGTCAGTCCCGTGTCAGGGCGTAGGTTCCAACGGGTAACGATGGATTGGAACGAGGACAGCCCGAGGACGACTCCGACGCTGACATCAGGCGTAGGCTCAGACGGAAGTGCATACTTTCAGATGGCATGGAATACGGTATCGTTTGATGTTGATTCTACGTGGACGCTGGAGTACATCACAGACCAAACGATTGATGTATACGGCGAATCGCTTACCCTCACAGATGCGGGGCGCAAGCAGACGATAATCAAGACGGATGACAGCATCATACTTGACCTGACGAATTTCTTTACAAAGGGCTTCAGCCGATTCTTCTCAGGGCACACGTATGAAATCAGTTTTGAACGCATAGTCGGACACTCCACAGCAACGCTGATAGACGGAGCCGACTTCCGTATCGACTGTGAGCTGGGTGAAGCGTTTATGATCAAAAACGGTGTACTGTCAAACCTCAACGGGTACGTTGACCTCGGTTCTGATTTGCCGAAACTCAAAAGCGGTAACAACCCGGTCGAAGCTGACAGCACGATAACTAAATTGGTTATAACTCCGAATTGGTGGAAACTATGATACCTATTCTTTACGAAAAAGACGAAATCGAATTTGCGAACAATGGGCTCGGTCGACTGCGTGACTGCGTGAGTTGCGTGGTCACCGAGGAACGTAACGGGATTTATGAGTGCGACTTTGAATATCCGATAGACGGACAGCACTTTGAGGACATCCAAATCGGTAGAATCATCGCCGTTGAGCACGATGAGTCGGATGACATCCAGCCGTTCGACATCGTATCCTACTCAAGACCAATCAGCGGGACGGTACAATTCCACGCAGTACACATCAGCTACAGACAGAGCAAAATGACAGCATCGGGGACGGATATCACAAGCTTAACCGATGCTTTTGCGATGCTGAAAAATGCGATACCGAGAAAGAATCCGTTCACCTATTGGACGGACAAAACGGACAACGGTTTCATGAGTGCAGCGGACGGAGAACCACGTTCCGTCCGTCAGCTACTCGGTGGAGTCGAGGGTTCTATTCTTGACACCTACGGGGGCGAGTATGAGTGGGACAAGTTCACCGTCAAGCTGTGGTCACACAGAGGACAAGACAGAACGCTCATTATCCGTTACGGGGTCAATATGCTCGACTACTCTGACGAGACAGATACATCTGAGGTGTACAACGCTGTTCTGCCGTTTTGGAAAGGGACAGACGAGAGCGGGAACGAGGTCCTCGTCAAGGGCTCGATGGTCGAGTCGGGTATGCCGACACAGACGGGACGGACTGAGTGTGTTCCTCTGAACCTCTCGGACAAGTTCGAGACACAGCCGACAGTCGCAGAAGTCGAGTCGATGGCATCGGAGTACATGACATCATACAGAACGTATCTGCCGGCTACATCCATCAAAGTGGATTTTGTACGGCTCACAGACAGCCCTGAGTACGAACAATATGCCGGGCTTCAGCAATGCAAGTTATGCGACACGGTAAAGGTTATCTTTCCGACCTATAAGCAAGAAAGCCGATTCAAGATCGTAAAGGCTGAGTACGATGTATTACTCGAACGCTTCACATCGCTCGAACTCGGAACGCTGTCAACATCCCTTGCCGAAGCACTCGGCATCTCGGACAGCTCACAAAAGGGCGGGGGAGTCAAGTTACAGAACATCATCATAGCTGAGAAACACACGCTGACAACTACTCTGACAGCATCCAACGGAGCCACCGTATACGGCACGTACACGGTCAGCAAGAGCGGTTTCTATCCCGTCGGTGTGGTCGGATGGGAAGTCGCAAACGGCTCGGGCTCAGGCGGATCAGGAGCTGTACCGACTAATCTGTCGATAACCAATCAGAGCGAGGGTTCTGCGGACATCCATCTCGGCGTGAGAGCAGCGGGAACGAACGTCAGCAACTGTACTTTCTCGGTCACTGTTTTGTGGTTAGCAATTTAAGGAGATTTTTTATGGACAGAAAATTTTGGAAAGCGACTCTGATCAGAGCGGTCCGCACGTTTCTGCAAGTAATCCTTGCCGTATGGACAGCGGGCACACTCATCACAGATGTCGATTGGAAGATGCTTTTACTCTCTGCGGTATCGGCATCAATTTACTCGGTTCTGACAAGTCTGCTGACGGGACTCCCTGAGGTGGACTACGAAAAGCACATTTATATGTCAGCTGAGGAGCCGGATGACTCAGAGGTCGAGGATTACGAGGTCTTTGATTATGGGGACGGAGAGGAGTTCATAGATGGGTAAGAGCAACATCGAACAACTGAATATTGCGAAAAAGTATCTCGGTAAAGGCGGGAGCAAGTTCCGCAAGTTCTGCGGACTACCAGCGGGAGCTGCGTGGTGTGACGCTTACGTGACGACCATTTTCTCAGAGGCGGGCAACTCCGCTCTTTTTTGTAACGGCACAAAGCAGACTTATTGTCCGACAACTATAAAGTGGTGCCGTAAAAATCTCGCTGAGGTCCCGCCATATCTCGCTTTACCATCAGACATCATCTTCTTTGATTGGGAGCCGAACGGTATACCGAATCACATCGGATTCGTCAGGGAGAGGAAAGACTGCGAGGCAATCTACACGATCGAGGGCAACACATCCGGGGGAATCGTTGCGAACAAGTTGAGGAACACGAAGTATGTATGCGGTATTTATCGTCCGCATTTCAAAGCATCCTACAAGATCGGCAAGCTGACAGTAGACGGTTATTTCGGTTATAACTCCATTGCAATGTTGCAGAAAGCACTCGGACAGCCTGTTGATGGAATACTCGGTCAGGGCACGGTTAAGGCGTTACAGCGGAAATGTGGGGCATCTGCTGATGGATTATGGGGCAAGGCAACGAGCAAAGCGGTTCAGAAGTTCCTCGGAGTCAAGGTCGATGGTTATTTCGGACCGAACTCAGTCAAGGCACTTCAGAGATGGATAAACAAGGCGACAAGTTCATCGCCCAGCGTAAAGACAAAAGGCGACAAGATAGCCGACTCCGCAAAGTCTTATGTCGGAAAGGTAAAATACGTTCTCGGTGGCAAATCGCTCAAAACGGGCATCGACTGCACGGGATTCATCCAAGCCATTTACGGACTGCACGGTATCAAGCTGGACAACAAATTGAGCGATTGGGGCAAGAGCATCGGGACGGACCTGAGCAAAGCAATGAGAGGCGACATCATCACGTTCAAAAACAAGAAGACCGGCAAAGTCTGCCATCACGCTATTTATGACGGAGGCGGTTACTGTGTCCACGCTGCCAATCCGAAACAGGGCGTTATCCGTAGCAAAGTCTCAGCGGTCGGACAGCCGATAGAGGGTATTCGTAGGAGGTGGAAATAATGCCGGATAACATCATCATCGCAGCGGTCGGATTCATAGGGGCGCTGCTGGTCGTCCTCAAACCGTTCCTCGATTTGAATACGAATATCACAGAGCTGAAAACGTCGATTGATAACTTTAAGGCGTCCGTCGACAAGCTGGACTCTCGAATAACGAAACACGGCGAGGAAATCGACAAACTAAAAGAGACAGTTGCCGAGCACGGCGTCAGAATCGAGAATTTAGAAAAAAGGTAAGGTAGGCCGGAGACGGTCTACATGATCAGCTCCTCTTACATACGCAAAGAGACCCGGGGGATTATTCCTCCGGGCCTTTTTGTGTGCGTCCTTTTTGCGCCCCTTTTTCAAAAAACCTGCAATTCCCGCAAATGCAGTGATCGCAACGTTTTTGACGCAAACACGTTGATTTTTCAATGTTTCACATATAACAGCATATATCAGCATAAATCACGATATAACGGTTCTGATGGGTTCAAATCCCCCTCTCTCCGCCATCGAAACGCTGTGATTTCAACTATCACAGCGCTTTTTTGTTGTCTTCGTGCGTCCTTTTTGCGTCCTTTTTGTAGAAAATGTCCTCTACAGTATCCGCAATGCCCCTCGATGAAGAGGTGACATCACCGAAGACATGCGTGTAGATGTTCAGAGTAGTAGTGAGATTGGAGTGCCCAAGCTCTGCCGAGATCTGCGCAAGATCTACATCCTGGGCGTTCAGTAATGTGGCGAATGTGTGACGGAGTCCGTGCACCGTGATGTCCGGTGCTATCTCCCTGATCAGAGACGAGAAGACCGACGGACTGAGAGGATCTCCGAATGCGTCCTGTATAAGGAAGTCGCTGTGATACCATTCCTGCGCATGATGCTCTTTGATAAGGACATCTATGTCCTCGGCAAGGCCCGCAGGAAGCGCAAGTCTCCGGTGAGACCTCGCTGTCTTGGTAGGCTGGATGTGCTGCTGCCCTTCGACGATGTATCTGGTCTTGTTGATGCTGATCTGTCTGAATGGGATGCTGACATCTTCCTCTTTGAGGCCCAGCACTTCACCTCTTCGGAGACCGCACATCAGACACAGCTTATAACCGACGCTGATGTCCCTGCGCTGTTTATCCAGGGCGATGATGAACTGCTGCAGCTGCTCCGGTGACAGTGTCTGTATCTCCGGTTTCTTCTGCTTTGGTAGAGTGATACCAAAACAAGGATTATCTGCAAGCTGTCCAGATCTGACTGCTCGCTGGTACGCAGCATCGAGGAGTGCGACTGTGTTGTGCACTGTTTTAGGGGCGTATTTTTTCGTCATTTGAGCGACGAAGTCCTCTATCTGATAAGTTGTGAGACTGCGTGCTAAAATCCCCTCAAAAGCCGAATTTATGCGCTTCTGTGCGGACTTGTAGCCGTGTATCGTATTGGCAGACAGCCCTCGGAGTTCTGCATTGCTGATGTATGCCTCAAGGAGTCCGTCAACAGTCACATCGACCAGCGGGTTCCTGCGGACCTCATCCTCGAAGTGCTGGTACATCTTCTCCAGCTCCTTCTTCTTCTTGTATGTGACCGTCTTCGTGTAGCGCCTCCGGTTGCCTTTGCTCGTAGATCCGACAGAGACAATCAGCTGCGCTTTATTTTTCCCTAATATCTTGATAGCCATTATGCGTGCCTCAATTTCTCGATGAAGTCAGGGTCGCAGATTCCTTCCAGATCTCTGCAGGTGATGTGCTTCATCTCGTGTTCATATGTTGCTTGTTGTTGCTCCCAGTTGTAGCAGGGATTTATGACGATGGTGTCAAAGTCCTCACCGTCATCGAAGATCCTGACCACGAAGCCTTTGCACTTCGGGTCCATTTGCATATAGATAGTGCGTATCTCTTTCATTTCTTTAATCCTTCGACCATTTTGATGATCACAGCCATCTCTTCAGCTGAGATATCCCTTGTAGCGTCGAACAGGATACGAAGGTCATTTCTGTTAGCGATCTCTTTGGCAAGTTCCGCTGCCTCAGGATCTATATAGTACGGAGCATCATCCTCGAAGCCCATCAGATAGGCAGGGGATACACCCAGCACTTCCGCCATCTTCTTTATGACACTGCGCTTCATGTTCTCTGTTTTACCATTTTCATATTTGGCTATAGCCGACTTCTGGAGGCCAACCTTCTCGCCCAGCTGTTCCTGTGTAAGGCCTGCAGCGATTCGAAGGTCTCTGATTCTGTTACCCATCTCACTCATGACCGTCTCCTTGTCTATCGATAGTATATCTCACGTGGTGTCCTAATTTTATCACACCACGAAGTGAAATTCTCAAAGAAGTTGAAAAATTTTACACTTTGTGTTGACAAGTGTCTAAATAAGTATTAATATAAGGGTGTCGAATTTAGACACAAACACAACATATATGAAGGAGGTGCACATTGGATACGAACATGTTGAAGTCTGTTCTCGTAAGGAACGGGGATAACGTGGCTGAACTCGCCAGCAAAATGGGACTGTCGCAGGCTGCGCTTTACCGCAGATTCAACGGCGAAACCGATTTTGACTACAAGGAGATCAGAGCCATCAAGGAGATTTATGGCCTTTCCCCGGAAGAGATCGACGCTATTTTTTTTACATCGTAAGTGTCGAAATTAGACACAAGGTGAGCAAGATGAGACTCTACACAGCCCAGGAAGCTGCCGACGTCCTCAGGATCAAGAAGCAGACAGTGTGGAAGTACGGCAGAGAAGGAAAACTCAAGACCGTGAGATTCGGTCGGACAGTCAGATTTGATTTAGAAGGTTTTAGAAGGAGGAGCAAGCAATGGAATTCAAAGTAACGGCTTATTTCACACAGTACAAGAGTGTGAATGACCAGTGGCAGGAGGTTGAGATCAAGCATGTCTTCGTAGTCAATACGTGGGATGACTTCAACAACCTCATCGACACACTGCTGGAGGCAAGCTTGAAGCCGATCAAGTTCGAGACAGAACTGATCAAGACAGAAGAGGAGGCACAGTAATGGACAAGATCAAGAAGGCAATCGGGATCCTCTTCATTGAGGCAATGTTTACAGCCGTATTCGTCGGCATCGTTATCGCAATGGCAGCACTTTAGGAGGAGTTATGAAACACGCAAAAGAAGAGCACTATATCGCAAATGTCCCTTCAGATTCTTACTACAGAGCGCAGATCAGAACGCTGCAGGACAAGCTGGACAAGACCCAGCACGAGATCGAGCTGAAGGACGCA